TTCGTGCATCATTGGAAGAAGAGGTCGAAGTAGTAGAATGATCGTAAGACGATGCGCCCAAGGCCATGATGTGGTCATTCATAAAAATAATAAGCCAGGAATGAAGAAAACAATTCAACTAGCAAATGGTGATATGTCTACGCTGACCTATCCAAGCGCTGCAAAGGATTATTTTGTATGGGTTGATGGAGAAGTGGTAAAGCGTAGTGATAGTTTTAAAACTTGTGAAGAATTTTATGTGGATGAATGTGCTAAAAAGCATGATGATGGCCATGGGCGCATCGATATTGTTAAACATAAACTGGTCAATGGTAAGGTGGCGTTGAGATGAATAACCCATTGGCAAAATTAGTGAGCTGGCAATTGCGCACTGGTCAATTAGATGGCTGGACTAGTTATCATATCGCTGCTGGCGCATTCTTATGCAAGATATTCCAATGGTGCGGTTGGTCAGATCTATGGTGCGTGCTTGGAGTATTTATTATTGGTGTATTGTGGGAAATATTCGAGTGGTTCGTAGAAAATTGGAGAGTGTATGGCTCAAAAGAAAAGTGGGCGTATAATACAATGTCTGATCTTTTTGTAGAAACTGCTATTGCATGGTGGATGGTATTATGAAAAAAATGGAAAAGCGTGTGCTTGGTAGTTATATACTGCTCTTATTAGTTATTGTAGCCATGACACATATAACTGGATGTGATTCTGGCTGGTCTATTGCTGGCTGGGAAGTTAAATGAGCAAGCCATTAAATGATGAATTGCAAATACATATCAGCGTTAAGTGGGCAATACAACTGGTATTATTTATTGTTACTCTTACAGGCGCATGGTACACCATTAATGCTAGTATTTACAGCAACAATCAAGAAATTGAGCATATAAAACAAAGTTTAATTGAATATGAAGAATTATTGGATGAGCGCGTTGCGCGTCTTGAAAAATACAAAGAACAGGAGTTGGAAGAAGTGAATCGGTCGTTGTTAAGTAAAGTTTTAGGTAAAAGTGAATAATGGATTTTATTGCGCTGTACTCAGAAGCCGGAATGATCGGCGTGTGTGGTGCTTTGCTTATTTATTTAGTGATGTCATTATCAAAGAAATCAGAAATGCAGCAACAAGCATTGGAAAATTTGAAAGTTGAGAACAAAGGTCAAAGCGAGACTCTAGAAAATATGGAAGGCATGGTAATAAAACTTATAGGAAGATGGAATCAGTCAGATGATAAACTGGATAGAAAGTTTGATGCGATCACAAAAGAGATAAATGATCTGGATAATCAAGTATCAGAACTAAAAGGCTCTATGAGTCGAATTAACGGAAGGCACTAATGGACACATTACGAATAGCGGGAATTAATTTTACGAACTACGCACTACATCTTGGCCATGTTAATGATGCGTTACAAATAGTAGTGGCTGTGTTATCAATATTTTTATTAATAAGAAAAATAAAGGACAAGTAATGGACATTAAATCAATGTTGGTAGAGTTTGCAGAAGCTCAAGCAGATAAGATGCAAGAACAGGCAATGGATCATTTAGCATCGGATGCAATGAGAGATAACATCGCTACTGCTATCAATAAGAAAATTGACATACCATTCGTGAGCGAAGATAAAGAACAAGTATTCTTTGAGAAGATGGTAGATGTAGTAACAGACGTTCTAGAAGGCGTGTTCAAAGGTAAATAAGGAGTAAGTATGCCAAGTAAAAAAGGTTACGGAAAAAAGATGGGCAAGAAAAAGCCAGCGAAAAAAACAAAAAAGATAAAGCGTGGTAGATAGTAATCAAATGCGAGACATCATACATGGTGTCATCAATTTGTTAGGTGCAAAGTATGCTGATCAACGCGCATTAGAGCTGGTTTACAATACTGGCTTAGTAGAATCTAAATATGTTTATTTAAAGCAAATGAAAGGACCCGCCAGAGGTTTTTGGCAATGCGAGCCGCATAATGCTGTAGATATTTGCGATAATTATTTAAAGTACCGTGATTCACTTATGAAAAAGGTGGCAGAGGTATGTATGCTGGATTGGAAATATTTTCTTAAACCAAATGAGGATGATTGGAGATTTATTCTTACTACCAATATAGCAGCACAAATTATATTTTGCAGATTGCATTACAGAAGAGTTCCAAAGCCATTGCCTAGAACATTGGAAGATCAGGCGTTGTATTGGAAAAAGTATTATAACACAGCCAAAGGTAAAGGCACACCAGAACATTTTGCTGAGATCGTAAGTAAATATGGGTGACGCAGAAAAAATAGATCGCATCATTGAGGTCATGAAGCAATTGAAAGAATTAGAGCGTATGTACGCAGAGTCGCAAGATGTGGTCATCATGAGCTTAATGATGGCGCTTATACATACTGTACAGATACCAGATGTCACCATTTTGAGTAATAATAGAACAACCATGGCACAAGCATGACAAGATTCGAGGCATTCTGCAATATAACTACTGATCTCCAAGCGATATGTGACGTTGACTCTTACGATCGCAAGCGAGTCCTACCCAACAATTGGGTTGCATCTGGAACCTCTAACTTGTACTACTTGCATAATGCTGGTTATTGCTCCGCAATATTTATGGATGGCGCAGAGCAAACCTATGTATCCGACACACCAAACGCCATGAACGAATGGACATATCAAGCAGCATCTGACCGCTTAGACATGTATATTGGTGGTTCCAGTGTAGCAGACATGAACTCTCGAAACTGGGAAGAATCACAAGATTTTGCTACGCTAAAAACAGCAGTGGTCAATGAAAGCGCAGATCTGATCAGGTCATATATAAACAGACCCATATATCGCAGAAAGAACGCAGACCTACAAGGTGCAAGCTCTAGAGATTATGACTTCATTTTGGTGCGAATAAATGCGTTATTAGCAGCTGCTGATCTGGTACGCAGATTTGATGAAAACAAAGCAGATGAGATCTATGAAAAAGCGTTAAGTCCAGATGGCGAAGGTTTACTTGATAAATTAAAGCGTGGTGAGTTTGCATTATGGCATGAAACCACAAATAGAAGTGAGGATGGTATCGTGCAAGTGGTTAGTATCAATGGTAGCACTACAGGATATCCTCGCGATATTAAGATGCATGGACCACCTAGCGTGGATTATGATGAGGTAAGATTAGTGATATCTACTGGCGGTACTTTTGCGCCGGGAACCTCAAGTCCAGTAAAGTTCGATGTGTATGTGAAGAATGATAATGGTTTACGCATGGAAAAAGTAGTGGATGCAGAGACAATGAACGGATCATATCAATCCATGGCCTATGGCGCAATGGTCGCTTGGCAGCCGGGTGTTTATGTTGCAGATGATGAGTTCAGCGTAATATTTCAATCCTCTGATGTAGCTATCGGTAGTATCAAGTCTGGGCAAATATATCGCTAATGGCCATTACGTTTACTAATCACTTAGATACAAATATTTTATCACCATTAGAAGCATTGCTGGTTGCAGAGTTTACACAGCCAGTTTCTTATGATGTTGAGTATGTACAGCGTGGAACAAATTGGTTCAATCTTAGACCAATTAGCGATACAATTGAAGAAGAGCAAGCAAACGGCCATACTCGCAATTATGAGGTGCTGGTGCAATATTATAGAATGGTTGGTGGTGAATACAAACGCGATACACATATTGACACATTAGCATCCATCATGGAGCGCGTAAAAAGATTGATCAGAAATAACACATCTCATGAAACATATTTTTTTAATGGGAAGTTGGATAATATTAATTATGCACCAGATACTGGTGATTTGTCATCCGATGTGCTATTAGTAGAAGCAACATTTACAGCAAACGTATTTGAGGTAATATGAAAGTAAAGAAAAAAGATAAATGTGACGCAGTGCCAAAGTATAATAGTCACTCTGGTTTTTCGCGTGATAATTGGAATAAGTTAAATGAGGGCAAAACAGTGGACGTAGATGCTGTACCAGAAGTTGCAAAAGAATTCGTAGAAGAGGTAAAAAAAGGTAAATAATTATGGCTAATAACGTAGTAGCTCATCAACCCAATGATTTCGGTGTAGGACTTGTTGCAGAATCAACAGTTGGTACACCGGTAGATAATACCGCACAGCTTTTTACAGATAGTGTAAGTCTGCCATCATTTGCTCCAGATCAAGATCTATCAGCAAAGTCTGGCAAGTTCGTTGCGGATTTTGCAGAGATATATTCTAGTAGTAAAAATACGCCATCTGAGATCACTATGACCGGTCTTCTGAACGATACTGTTCTTGGTGTGTTGGAAGGTATTTTTCATACCGCTGCTAGTAGTGACGTAATTACCGTAGCAGACTCATATACCGCACCAAATCTATATCACGGTCTGACTACTGCGGCCGCAACTAGAACATACACGGTCAAATTATTATCGCCGCAAGTAACAGATAATTCTAGTTCTGCTGATAACTGTGTTGAGCTTACAAGCTGTTGCCCAATATCTTTGACCATTTCGGGTGATGCTGGCACAGATGGTGGTCGTTTAAAATACTCTTTGACCATGAAAACTGGATATAAACCAACTTTTTCACATGCAGCTGGAACTACTACTGCGCCAACTATTAACGGATTGCAGACCATACATGACCTTACTTATAGAACCATTGCCGGTGTAGCAAGTCCAGTGATGCAAAGCTTTGCTATTACAATAGAAAATCCAGTGGATTATATCGGTTATGACCCAGTAAATAATAGACCATATACCATATCTCGCAGTGTACCAGAAGGACCTGTAGTAACCATGTCATCTACAGTAAAATTAGATTATGACACTAGAGGTGTACTTGCAAACTTTTCAAATGATACCGCCCAAACAGGACTGGTCAATAATCTAGGCAATCACAGCGGTCAAGCGTCTGCCAAGACAAGTGATACCAATTGGGCATTCCATTGCGACAAGGCCATAATTACCGGAGTGAGCTTGAATGAACAAGCTGCAATGATGTATGATATAGAACAAAAGCTCTTATTCGGTACATTAACAATGCGCAATACATAAATGACACTAAAAACCGATCACGGCTCATTTGAGATCCGTGACCTCACCTTTGCAGATAGGCGCAAACTTCATCGCATGGAAATTGCTGCCATCGATATTAAAACAGGCGAAATGAATTCTGATAAATTCTACGATATGCTAGAATGGGTCATGAATTTTTCTTTTAAGAAACCACAAGAAATATTCGCTGATATGGATGACAATCAAATCGATGAAGTGCTAATTGCTGCATATAATAAATACAAGGCTGGCGTATCTAAAAAAAAGAGTTAATGCACCGCATTGGTTTGTGGTGTAGTTATAAGTCTTTTAAGCCAAACGATCTCCAATTTCCGTATGTAGCATCCAGTCCAACTTTGGGCAAGATGGTCACATACGATGAAGAGGAGCTTTGGAACGAGATAGAACGCATTCTTGCAGAGGATAAGCAAAAGAAGTTCTCTCCCGGCCAGCAATGTTACTTTAACCTCATACATTGCGCAAATCCATCGTATTTCTTAACCGATGAGGTCATTATGACCTTAGAAGAATACATGGCCATGAAACGCTTTAATATTCCGCTTGCCAGCAATATAGATGATGCGTCATATCATCGTTTAGTCATCTTTTCTGCTATAGATGACGAGTATAATAAGGCTACAAAATCAGATGTCTAAATTCATAATAGAGATAAGAACAAAAGGCTTTGGCAAAGCTGAAACAGAGATAAAGCGCGTAAGTGAGCAGACCAGAAAATTTGCAAGAGATAGCAATAACGCATCTAATGCTGGCGCAACATTTAGAAAAGAGGTAAGTCAACTTCGTAATAACATGCTGCTATATGCGTTTGCTATTGGCGGCACGATCACAGCATTAGGTCGATTTGTAAAAGCTGCATCGGACGCAAGAGAACAGGCAAGTAAGTTTAATGTCGTGTTTGGAGATTTTGCACCGGCAACGGAAGAATTTGCACAGAGCATTACCGATAGCTTTGGAATTGCCAAGTCTGAAATGATTGGTTTATTAGCAAGCTTACAAGACACATTTGTGCCGCTTGGGTTTAGTAGAGAACACGCTGCTAGATTATCACAATCCATTGCCCAATTATCAATGGATGTAGGATCATTCAATAACGTAGCTACTGGTGATGTAGCGCAACGATTTACCAGTGCGATCATTGGTAATCATGAAGCAGTTAGAAGTCTTGGTATTAGTCTAACTGAAGCTACCATAAAGCAAGAAGCGTATCGCCTTGGTCTTGCTGAAACTGGTACAGAACTAGACCAAACCGCCAAAGTACTCAGTAGGATGAGTATTATTTATAACAATACTACCGATGCGCAAGGCGACCTTGTGCGCACACAGGATGAGTTCGCAAATCGATTAAGAGGTGTTCAAGGTCAATTAACAGAAATGACTGAGACAATGGGTAAAATGTTAATGCCATTTGCAGAATTTGCATTAACATTGACCAGTGTAGCAATTGAGGGCAATAGAGCAGCATTTATACTGTACGGACTATCGGCAGCAGTAGTCACATACGCTGGTAAAGCGGCTATTGCTACAGCTCAGACTATTGCGTTAACTGGTGCAATGAGTAAAAATATTTTTATATTACTTGGTACAGGCTTTGTCATGGCAATTGATCTGGCAATGGAAAAAATAGAGGAATTTGCCGAAGGAACTGTTGCGGCGCAGTACGGAGTACAAAACTTGGGCGATCTAGTGGTAGAACTGGCAGATAGTAATGTTACACTTACTGGCAGCACTGAAGAAACAACTAAAGCACTGGAAGATCAATTAGAAGCAATTCAAAAGCATATTCAATCACTAAGAGATAGTGAAAGTGGCTTACAGGCACGTTTAGCAGTAATGAAAGAAGACACAGAACTTGGTAAAGCAGCTGCGCGCGCTTATTACTTACAGGATCGTCAATTAACTGAATTAGAAGTGAGTTTATTAGAGCAAATTGACGCATTGAATGCAAAAAATGAAGCGGATAAAGAAGCGGCGCGAATTGCAAAAGAAAAAGCAAAAGCAGATAAAGAATCTGAAAAGCGCATGGTAGAAATGGCATCAAGTACTGCTCAGATCAACCAAGAAGCAATTAGAATACAGGCTGAGTTAGATGGCGCGCATGAATTGACATTAGAAAAAATGGACATTGTTGAGCAAGGTGCGAGAGAATTAGCATCCGCAATGCAGTTGCCGTATAAAGATGTGATAGGCCAAGTAACAAACTTTACAGAAGAATTGTCATTGGAGAATTTTCAATTAGACATATCAAATGAAACACATAAAGCATTAGCAGAAGCAATTATTAATGTTACCAATCAAAAACTTGCACTGGCGCAAGCAACTAATGATGCTACGCAAGAAGAAAAAAACAATGCACAATCAATAATAGATTCAAATAAAGCATACCAAAAGCAACAACAAGAACTGCGTTTAGTGGCAAGCGGTATTTTGAGCATTGCATCTGCTTTAAAACAAGCTAGTGATGAGTCTATGACATTTGACCAGCAATTCTCACTTGCTCTGCAAACAGCTGGTGCATTGTTAATGATGGTTCCCGGTGGTCAAGTGGGTGGTGCATTTTTACAGGCTTCATCTATGTTTGTTGGCCATACTGGTGGATTAATTAAAAATAGCGGTATACAAAGATTTGCTACTGGCGGAATGGTTCAAGGACAAGACAATGTACCGATCATGGCACAGGCTGGTGAGTTTATCATGCAGCGCAGTGCGGTACAGAATATTGGCGTAGAAAACCTAGCAGCGATGAACTCTGGCCAAAGTAATGGTGGAGTGACAGTAAACATACAAGGAAATATGGTTGGTAATAAATCATTTGTAAGAGATGTAATGCTACCAGAAATACAGAAATCAATAAATAGAGCGTAATGCCATTAACTTTACCAGCCGCATATTCCAACGCAATAAAGGCCACAAACATTGCAGAAAACTGGATTATTGATCTATATGGCGATGTAGATAGCGGCTATACACTCGATGAAGAAGTTGCAATTGACGAAACTAGCGATATCTCGATCAATCCAAGAGTGGGCGGTAGCGACTCCGATAAAAGTGATGCGATAGAAGCAGACCTTCCAAACGATACGATCATTAGGATCAATGACGAATTAATGACCATCACAGCGCAGCAGCATGTAAGCGGAAGTATCATTAGCGTATCTAGAGAAACAGGGTCAACGATACAAAGAGTTCATGCTGATGACAGCAAGATATTTACGGTCACCAATATTAATCTAGCAACTAGCAACACGATCGTTGGCGGCACACATTACACTGGATGTGTTTTAAACTCTCCCAGCATTCGTACTAGCATTGATCTAAATAAAATGACCAGTGGCATAGCTAACGTGACAATACAAATACCAAACTTTCAATATAATGGCGCAGCAATTAGTAAAGAGCTGATCAATGGAACAAGAACTTATTTGAATAGACCAGCAAGAATATTAAGTATGCTTTTTGGTGAAGATACTTTAAGTAATGGAAGTACTGTTTTTGCGGGTCGTATTGCTAGTATATCAATGGTCAACGATGGTGATACAATAGAAATAGAATTAGAAAGTCCAGAGCCATGGCATCGAGTGAATTTTCCGCAAGACAAAACTGCAAATGGAAATGTTTATATTCCTGTGGCGTATGGCGCATATGCAGCAAACAGCGACCAACATAAAGTAAGAGAAGCTACAAAGCATGTACATCCTGTGCCTGTATTGCGTTTAGCTGACCCAGAGATATTATTGGTCATGCCATCTAAGGAATATACAGATATCAGACCTCATATTTATGAAGAGTCCATGGATTCATTTGCGCAGTTTCACAGCGACTCGTATCAATCGGCAACTGAAAATAAAAATTCCGGATATGATTCAAATGCAAATATTGGTATAGTCAATGTATCGCTAAGAAGAAGATTTGGCGCTGCTCCTATTAGTATATCTGACACAACTGCTGCAAGCAATTGGAATAATATGAATAATTTACTTGGTCATTCATATAATGGAACTGGCGCTAGTGCAACAGCGACCATTAGTAGTGGTGGTGGCGCACAGGAAAACAATATACATTTTAATTTTCCGCAAATACGAGGTAAGTACAATGCGTTGGAATTTATCGCAAAAGGCAATGTACAATGGGTCAACAATGGTGGCAATGCTTATGTAGACTTTCGAGTTGGATATAAAAATCAAGCTGGATCATATTCATATGGAAGTTATTATGACACAAACAATAACAGTACAGCAAGCGTGAATGTATCATTGGGGTCTGGACTAAGCGCTGCAAGTAGCATTTATGCTAGTGATTATCAAGATGTTGATGCGCTAAGTGTATACACTGGTAATAATAGCCAATTACCACCAATAAGATTACAAGCAGAATGGAATACATCGGCTCAAATTGCATCAACAATAACGTGTAATGATTTTATTATGTATGTAGATGTCGAATCTGATTTTAGTGATACTAATAAATCAAAGACCACTTACGCGGACATAGAAAAGATAAAAGTGATGTATAGCGGAACAAATGGATTAAAAGAAACATACAGTGGAAGTGATGCATCGGTTCAACATGGCCATGAAGCTCATCGAGATCTAATGGTCCGATTTGCCGGTATTAATCCAGCAGACCCAGATGGTTGGGCAACCAGTTTTCACGATAGCTCAGAAACTGGTGGCGGACTTCATGATAAACGTCATGTAGATAATTACAAGGTTAGATACTGGCAGCTTGACCCGGTCAATCTTAAAAGCAAACTAGACCAGTTAGCATATGAATTTAATTTCATATTTAAACATAGACCAGATGGCTCGATGGCATATATCATGCCGGGTGCGGGTAATGGTAGCAATAGCGCATATCAAGCTGGAGATGTAGCGGCAACTATTACTAAAACTGACATTACTAAAGGTTCATTTAGTTTGTCACAAACCAGCATGGAAGATGTTATTACAAAAGCGGTGGTAAACAATGAATTACATCCGGCTAGATCTGGTGAGTATGTTACCAGCACCACTGGCACAAATGCTACTAATAGAGAAAAATTTGCGTTTAGCGATAAAGAAAATATTGTAGAGATAAATTTAGATATGAATGTAGGAACCATATCCACTACGCCAGCTGCAGATCACAATACAGATTTCTATAGTTTTTTAGACCACTTACACGGCGATATAAAAGATGTCGTATCATGCTCGATCACAAATCCCAGCATTGCTTACAAGTTGGAAACTGGAGATATTATTTTGTTTTCCGACATGCCTTACAATGCGGGTGCAGATGCATGGACAAGTAAATATTTCATGATCACTGATCTTACAAGAAAAGTAGGCTCAATTGACATAACAGCAAGAGAGGTAGGATAATGGCAAATAATTTACCCATAGCAAGAGTAAGATTTTACTGTGACCAAATAAGTTATCGTTTATCGCGTGGCGTATCTGTGAACGGTTTTTATGATGTACAGGCAACAAGTACAGGAGACAATTTAGTTGGTATTAAAAGTGGTGGCGGCAGCGAAGAAGACCTCTTTGATATGCGTCCACATAACTTAGTGACGTTTGATACATCGGCATCTTCAGCAGCCAAAGATGACAATGTAGTTATTAGTCTTGACATGATGGGTGAGTCATCATCTAAGCATTCTTTTATTGCCATATTAAATCACAATCTAGCCACTGCAACTGGAAAAATTCGTATTTCAGCAAGTGATACCAAGTCACATATTCAAGGGGCAAACCTAATTGGTGCAACTGCAATTAACTGCACTGAGGTAGTGAACGCTGGTGGCGCTGATGGCTCATCCAATATATTTACACCAGCTGCGGATGGTAGTACTATCGTGACATGCGCAGAATCTGATCTACGTCACTGGGGTATCCAATTTGAAGGTAGTGACAGTGGTAATTTTAGCAGCACTGACCTTACTGTAGGGTCCATACTCGTAGGTGAATACTATGACGCTGCTCCTGTAGATGTCAATCTTACTAGGACTATAGATTTTGATGGGGTCAATGTGCAAGAAAGTTTAGGCGGGCAACGCTTTTCTACCATGACACATCACGGCCGTCAAACATCTGGTACGTCCAAATCTCCATTTGTGACGACTTCAAATCAGCAACAAGTATTTGGCGGTCGTATGATATATGACATGACCATGAGTCATGTTGCGCATGATGAGGTCATGCCTACACAGTATAACACATATGACCCAAGTGGAGATTCATTTGTGAACGATGTGTGGAATATGACCAATGGAAATCACTTGCCATTTATATTTTCAATTGATAACACGCATACTGGAAGCAATGCGGAAAGTAGTCATATTTTTGCGCGGTTCGGTCAATCAGCTTTAAAAATGCAACAAGTGGCCAGTAATCGATTTAATTTTAAATTGCGCATTGAAGAAGAGTTGTAAATGCGCGGGCGTAATTAATTACTAACAATATACAAGCTTTCCAAATAGCGAATACTGAATAATATTATCAGCATCGCCAGCATCAATATTTCCAAGCTCTACGACACTTTTTTTGCGCCGTTGATCGTAATACACCTCAACTGAATTTTTATCTATCCATAGCTGTAAACCTTTTTCGAGCATTTCTGGCGTAAGCGTATGTATTTCACCATCTGCGCCAATTTCTAAACGTCCACCAATTGCCAGCCATTCGTATTCATGTTGCACTTCATATCGCCTTTCTGGCAGCTTAGAAGTGTCGCCACCTATACCTTGAATAGACTCACACCAGTAGTTTACACCGCCTTCAAAACCTATACAGAGTAAGTCCATTATATCTTGAACATTGAGTTCTATAGTTACGTTTACTTTCATTGCATTTATCCTTTGTATTGCGTTTAATAATTAACGACAGTGCTATTAGAATAATCTTCCACTGTTACCAAATATCTACGACCTCTATAGTAGTAGAAATGCCATTCGTTCATTGAGTATTTTTGTTTTGCTCTATAAAGATTAACTACTTTACCACTTGGCAATTTTACTCTATCTAAAAAGACTCTACCAGTCAATGTAATTGGCTCTAAACAACGTCCAGTAACATGAAATGAACTCATTACGCCACCCCCATTTTACGATTGAACGCGTTATCAATACTGTCATTTAGCTTATCCATCGTTGCATGCGATACTGGTGCATAGTACTTATTTACAACTGACCTAGTAGTATCGCCAATAGCGTACCCAGCAAGCTGTATATCGCCGTTTTCTTCTTCCGCCAGCTGTGCCTTCAGCCTACGCAGATCATGGCATGTAAACTGGATTCCAGTAATATCATTGATATCAGCAATAATGCCACGCAGCTTTTTATACCCAAATGGTAATGGCTTTTCTTTGCCTTGTTCTTTCCACTTTCTAAGTATATCCATTACAATGGGATGCTGCTTGGCCAATTTGCGCGAATACTTGCGTTTTGGTAGTAAGCTGATAGTACGCTCATTAAAATCTACATGTTGCCATTCTAGTACCTTATCGCGCCTTTTATAATTATAACCAAGTAGCTCTGTGGCTCGCGCGCCAGTGTAAGTATATAGCGTTAATATATCCTTTTGAAACTCACTAAGGTCAGCGTGATTAAATAATGTAAGTATTTCCTCATCCGTCCATACCTTGAACACAACTTGATTTACCTCTGATGCATTGTACTTATCGTTTTTAGTGACCACTTCAAAATTGACCATGCCGCGACCTTGAGAACCGCCATTGACCCTCGCCCAGTTAAAGATGTGACGTAGATCGCGTAAGTAGCTGTTGATGCCATTACGAGTGCATGTCTCATTGCGCTTTGATTTATATATCTCCCATCCTAATAGTCCATTTTCTTTCATACTTCGTATATTATCTACTGGTGTGTCTAATGGAAAAATATGCTTAACGCTATTCATGACGTTTTCATATTTTTCCACAGTATCCATATTGGTCTTCTTGTCCAGTACATTAGCAGTAAATGCGTCAAACACATTCTGTATGGTCACGGTTTCTTCCGTTTGAAAGTACATTGCGTGCCATATAGGATTATTGGTTTTATGATAATGCGCTATGTTCTCCCAGCGTCGAAGCTCCTCATTTGCGTCATTTTCATGCTGAAATGTAGCTTTTTGCCACTTACCTTTGACCGGGTCAAAGTATGAAAGCACATATGGTTTTTTAGCATTTTTTTCGGTGCGTTTGTTAATTGATGCCATAATTTTGTCTCCTTTGTCCTTCAATAACTATTCAAATATAGCGACAAATATGCATAACTTGCAAAAAAATACTTGTAAAAACTATATTATCAAATCTAAGTTGTACACAGATGGCAGACAAAAAAACATCACAGAACCACCGGACAATTCATCAGCTTATGGATGAATTTGGATATAGTTATCGTGATATGGAGCCGATGACAGGCTTATCCGCAAGTATGCTGTGTAGATTATTCAATGGCAAAAGAAACTTCTTAACCAGACACAAATCATTAATTGCTAAAATATTTCAAATAGACGAGAAAAACATTATATGGCCACCGAAGCTGTACAAAACAAAATAGGTTGGATGACCATTAAACAAGCTGCGCTATACCTTGGTGTATCTGAGCGCGGATTAAAATATGCAGTAGCTTTAAAAAAGCAAAATAAAGCGAATCGATCGCTCATTATAAAAAGCTACGGAAACCGTACACTAATAAACGTAAAAAGTTTAGATGATATTGAAAAGATCACAATTAATGCTCCGCAACACTAGGCGGTGCCGTACCCTCCATTTGTCTGTCTATCCTTCACTGACAATAGGTGCTGCCTAGTGTTATATATTGTACACATTAAAGATAAACATGAGCGCATACAGTTCGCGGCGCATATTAAAAAGCTATTAAGAACTGCTAATATAGAAGCAAAAGATTATATACCCGGTAAGAACAATCAAATTATACGATCAGATATTGGCATTAAGGCTGATGGTCTAGATAAAAAGACTTTGGCTCAAGTGTTGAGTCAAATAGAAAGGCGTGGCTATACTATATTGAACGCAAAAGGCTCGGAAACATCGAGCCTAATACGCTCTGCTGCGTCATCACAACAAAAGACAACAGGAGAAATTACGAATGGGAATACTACCTAGTAATTACGAAGTACCCGATTCTGGCTCCGCTGGACTATATGTCAAGTTGGAACCCGGTGAGAATCGTTTTCGCGTATTGGAAGCACCTACTACTGGTTATGTAGTTTGGGAAGATAAAAAGCCAACCAGATACAAAGATAGAGCAGATGTGCCATCTGGCTCAACAGAGGTAAAACATTTTTGGTTTGTGCCAGTATGGATGAAAGATCAAGTATGCTTTTTGGAAATGCAGCAAAAAAGTGTGATCAAGGAATTGGCATTTTTTGACCAGAATGAAGATTGGGGCGATCTAACAGATTATGATGTGATCGTTAATCGCGAAGGTGAAGGCATGGACACACAATATCGTACTGCTCCAGTGCCAAAAAAAGCATTGGCTAAAGCAGCAAAGGACGCTTGGGCGGAGATGAAACCAAACTATAGACCAGAAGAGTTATTCAAAGAAGATGGCTCTGTTTATAGGCCAGAAGCAGAAGATTCAGACGAAAAGCTACCATTTTGATCAACGTAGCTAAAAAAGGCTATCGTGGTGAGGTCGAGGTTCTTAGCATGTTTGAGAGCCTCGACATCAAGGCCATACGAGCTTGGGGTAGTGATGGTCGTAGTATCATGCAAAAAAGTGATGTTGATATTTTAGCGCATGTTGATGATATAGAATTAAAAGTACAAGTAAAGCGGCGCAAAAAATTGCCCGCATATCTACAGTTCAAAAATTGTGATCTGGTGGCCACCAGACAAGATAGAGGTCACTGGGTATATATACTTCGCGAATCCACATTTAAAAGGTTATTAGAAAAATGTGTTTCGTGATCAATAAAGATTATGCTGGAGAGTTAAAGATGAAAAGCATGACAAATGAATTCATTGAGGTTGGCAAACTAGAGAATTCTCCAGCTGAAATTGCCGATCATGTCGCAGTGCATGAAAGCGGGGTCAGAAATGTTGTAAAAACTGGTCAAGGGTCGGCACTGGTGGAAACAGCCATGACCCCGCAAGTATTAGGAGATAAAAAAATGAATGCAAAAGCAAATCTCGTGAATGTTGTAAGTAAATGCGTAGATGAAGTGTTAAAAAAACATAAAGTTAAAAACGAAGATAAACGCATGGAGATCGCAATGGATGTATGCGATGAGATATTAAGATTTTTAGATAACCCAAGTAATTATAAGAAGAACAATGCTAGTAAGTGAATGTTGCGGCGCAAAGCTGAAAGAACATGAAAGCGTGATATGTTCATGTTGTAGTGAGCATACCAGCGCAATAGAAGAAGAAAAGGAATCTATATTGGTTCTTGATGAAGAATTTAACTGGTCACAATACCAAATGGATATTTTCAACAAAAGAATAAAAGCACATGGCAGTGTCATAGATGCCGTTGTTGCAATGGATGCACAGATCGCTGCATTAAAGGTAGAGGTCGATGTGTTGCAAGACATGACCAATTGGGATGAGGAAGAATGAACAGTAAAGAATTCAATCAGCATAGAAAAGAATTTTTTGAAACAGCTATGTCTCTTAGTGACGCAAAAAGCGTCGAATATACCATATCAAACGAAGATCGTTTGTACAATTTTAAACATGTAGCTGCAAGGCTTGGTACAACTCCAGAACAAGCATTAATGGTGTATGTATTGAAGCATGTAGATGCAATCTGCAATGACGCAAAAACCGGGGTACAAGTCAGTGATGAAACCGTAATGTCCAGAGCTATGGATATCTGTAATTATATGGTCTTGTATACTGGATTAAAAAAAGAACCACAACCAGATGAAGATAACACTAAACCAGTTGGAACTGAACATGGCATTGTTGAGCGGAACGGAAAGGATGATTCAGAACCAAAAAAATGGAACGAGCTTTCGCAAACAAAAACTTGATCCAGACATAAATGGAATGGCTGGCGAGATCGCTGTCGCCAAATATTTCAATAGATTCCCAGACTTTTCTGTAGGACCACACAGAAGAGGATATGACCTGATCATAAGTGGCCGCAAGGTTGACGTAAAGACCACCAGTTATGACCCCGGTTACTTACAATGCAAACTACATAAAAAGCTAGAAGATGCAGATATATATCTACTAGTAACAGCTGACCTACCGCACTATACCATACAGGGCGGTGCCACAGCACAAGACCTACTGCGCAAGACCAATATAAAAGATACTGGCTATGGACAATTCTATACGCTAGAACAATTTCAATTAAAGAGTGTGCAGCAGCTATGGAGAAATCGCTATGCACAGTCTCAATAAAGGTAAAATGGGCGAATTAGCAGTGCAAAAAAGTTTGATCGAGCAAGGATATAATATTTATGCGCCTGTTGTTGACTCTGACCAAGTAGATCTGGTGGTAGAATTAACCAGCGGTATAATGAAACGTGTCCAGATCAAAACGGTAACGGAGTTAAAACGTGGTACATCAATTGAAGTAAGCCTTACAAAATATAAAAATACCAATAGAATAGACGTAGTGGCCGTGTATTTTTTGCCAAAAAACATTATTGCATACTACCCATATGACAACTCGCATGCATTGAGCCTTGCGATAACTACAGGCAAGAATAACCAGACCAAGAATCGTAAGTGGTTTTATTCCTATGACCGATTTCCGGAGTTTTCATGAAAGCACACTACGCTGGCAGCATAGCATATGATAATGAGCGTGAAGAGTGGGAAGACGCTCTGGTACTGGCGTTTAGTTTCGATGAACTAGTGCAAGACATGAAAGAATTAATGACACAACGCAAGAATAGTGAAGTCCATTTTGCATGCTTTAAAGATAAGAATGGCAAAGAGCATGATATAACGCAAAAAGTGAGAGAGGAGATTGGGTAATGCCAAAGACAAAGCATCACAAGAAGAAGTATCCGAATTCAGAATGGGTACGCCGGAGAAATCTGCGCCGTCAAGCGGCAAAACAGGATTTAAAACAAAACTTATCAAAGCCGCCGGTGGATACGGTGGATTTATCAGACAATACAAAAGAGATCCGTTCTACTGCACAGAATCAGAAGCAAAAAAGCTGGTTGGGCGCAATCAAAAATGTATTTGCGGGTCGGGGAGAAAGGTAAAGAAATGCTGCATGTAGAAAATAAAGAAACACGAGGTCGTAAGCTTATCGTGGATGAAGTATTAAAAGCTTGCGGTGTATGTGGCCATGTATGGGAAAAGGTCAATAAAAGAATATATGCTGTGACGCATATGATATATCCATTTGGTGTGATACCAAGAATTGGTAAAGAAGTAAAAACATGTCCTCGTTGCAAATAATATGCGAATGCTTGACCTATTTAGTGGCATTGGTGGCTTTGCATTGGCAGCACAGTGGTGTTGGGGTGATGATCTTGAGCTGGTTGGATTCTGCGAAATAGATACATATGCTCAGAAAGTACTTAACAAGAATTTTCCCGGAGTCACAATATATAATGACATTACAAGACTGGATGGAAATGACTTTAAGAATATTGACCTTATTACTGGTGGTTTCCCATGTCAAGATATTAGTCAAGCGGGCAAAGGAGCTGGTATAGATGGCGAAAGGTCGGGTCTATGGTCAGAAATGCACCGCATTATTAGCGAAGTACGACCAAGATATGCGCTCATTGAAAACGTACCAATGCTCATTCATAGAGGAATTGAACGAGTACTCTGCGACCTTACCGAAATCGGGTACGATTGTGAATGGCAAATTATCGGCGCAGACGAAGTGGGAGCTTGGCATCGAAGAAAAAGGATATGGATTGTGGCTTACGCCGGGAACAGTACAAATAGAGCCAACAAAAGAAAGAAGAGCAAAAAGGATAAAATTTCGGAAAAGCATCGGCAGAAAAGACTTGCCGGGTTCATTAGCGGAGCAAGTGGCAGTAAAAAAATTTCATCCAAAAATGTTTCCAACACCAACAGTAGCGGACACATTTACAGACAAATTAAAAAGCAGCCAACAGAAGGAAGGCTCGATGCATTCAGTGAATCTGAGCCAAGCGGTACACATGAAAAATATGTTTCCTACGAAAAGCCAGCAAGGTACTGGAACGCTGAACCCGATGTGGGTAGAGTGGCTAATGGGATACCCGATCGGGTGGACAGACTTACAGGACTCGGAAACGCAATAGTACCACAAGTTGCACATGAAATAATGAAAAGAATTAAACAAGAGGAGACAACATGACAAAATGGTATTTATATGAGGTAATGATAACCGGTGTAATGGATGTGATCATGGTCGCATTTTTTGGTGTCGTATTTTATTTTTTGATGAAGTGGTATGTATGGATGTGGTTCAAGCGCATGTGGATATTATTACTGGCCATCGACCGCAAGATGGAATTGTTTTTAAAGATCATGAATATTAAGGATGATGAAGATGTTTCTAATTAACGTAGCAGAATGGTGCGTGGAAGCACTGGTACTGGCGCTGGCATTCTTTTTCTTTGCCACTGGCCTTTTTATTTTATTAATGCTGTTTAGCGTGACCAAACAGGCATGGCAGCGAAGTGAGGTAAAACAAAAATTAGAAGAATTCATATCCAACCATTAAACAGAGGACAACAACATGGGGAAACTACTAAAGAACGTAAAAGAGAAAGGCTTTGTGGAAGTCGATCTGGACGAAACAATTGGCGACATATTAAGATATGACAAGTTCAAGAAGCATGGCGCAATGTATATTTTGGAAGATGATACCAAAGCTCCAAGCGTCACTGGTATTATCGGAGATAATCTAGGCTGGAATAAAAATGCATTAATGGCATGGGCAAAACGTCAAACTGCGCTAGGCAATGATGTGGATGCAATGCTAAAGGATGCGGGCGAAACAGGCACGCTACTACACATATTAATAGAAGCACATCAACGTGGTCTGAATGTGGACCCTAGAGATTTTACGGAAAATCAATTTGTTAGCGCCATGAAATGCTTTACCGGGTATCTCAATTGGGTCAATAAGGTCAAATTCAAACCATTGGCCAGTGAATTGATACTGGTAGACAATGAGCAGCGTGTAGCTGGTACAGTGGATTGTGTTGGCAAGGTTGGCGATGATCTGGTGCTGATCGATTGGAAGACAAGTAAGTATCTATATAAAGAGCATAAGATCCAAGTGGCGCAGTACGTTACCATGATGGAAAAGTCTAGCAATGTGGATTATTATGTCATGGAAGGCGGCAAGCCTAAGAGACTCAAACATTCAGACACCAAACGCAAATTCGCTTATGCCATGATATTAAGATTTGATAAGACCGAAGTAAAGTACCACCAGCATATGGTAGATCGTAAGAAAATTGATGCGGGTGCAAGCATATTTCAAGACCTACTACATTTACAAAGTAAAAAGAATACGATTTGAAACCGCAGTTCAGTCGCGTCAATACGCGCGGCACTAGAGCGGTTTGCCCACAGGATGGATGTGGAAAGGACTTTAGTGTCTCTATCAATGAAGAATTCAGCTACTGCCATCGTTGCCATAAGCACTGGTATCATAACGATATGGAAAAGATAGAGGAAAGACCGCCAGAGCTAATGAATACCAGAACTCCAGTATTCATCAGAGGTAATAAGGCCAGAGAACAGGCCAAATACGATGAAGCAAGGGCGGTATTCTTAGAACATTTTGACCTTATCGTTAAGCATGAGCAGCTGCCATGGCCAGAGAAAGCAAAAGAGTATGGCATAGGTGCCAGAAATAAAGGTGATGACGAAGTGCAGCTGATATTTGAAATTGATGAAGACCATTACAAGTTTCACAAAGGTCAGCAGTTTGGAAACGCAGATTGCAAGATCTACCCCATGAGCGTGCTTCCACAACTACAAACCAACAGCACGCTACTGGTCGTGGAAGGCGAGAAAGATGCCATCACGGCCAATTCCAACGGTGCGCCAGCTATTACGTTTACCTCGGGTGCTGGCGCACTCCCTCGCGATATTTCCAGCATTGAAAAGTTTACAAAACTGGTTATATGTTATGACAATGATGAAAAAGGCGTGGAAGGTGCAAGCAAGGTCGCCATGGAGCTGTACAAACAAAATAAAACCCGGAAGATAAAAATATTAAAATGGAACAATAAGCCAGACAAATATGATATTACAGACTACTTTATGGATGGCTATACGGCCAATGACCTATATAGTTACGCGGATAAAATGCCAGTGTATGGCGCTAGTGCAGCGGACTTTGGTGGACTAAATGCGTATGACCCGGAAACATTTATCAATCGATTTCAAGATGAGGTGGTACAGATCTGTGAGGAAATACTTTTAGAGAATGGCACTTCTAGCATCTCTGGCCAATCAAACGTGGGCAAGTCCATACTGGCTTTGCAATTCGCCATGTCTGTGGCCATGGGAGTGCCATTCCTCACATTTAATGTACCGCGGCCTAGAAAAGTATTACTGGTGCAGTTCGAGATGATGGATGCACATATGAAGACACGAGTGGATAAGTGTATGGCCGGGATGATGGCTCAGTATCCGCATAAGATAGGTCTGTTACGAGATAACCTTTTGATCACAAGCATGGAAAATATAAAGATCTTCACAGACCAGTACAAAGCCATCGAAGGAAACCTCATGTCTGGTGACTTTGATGTGTGCGTGGTGGACAATCTATATAGTAGTTCTGGTACGCAGCTGCATAAGAATGATGCACTCACGCAGCTGATGAGTCGTATCGATGAGCTACGGAAAGAATACCAGTGCGCGTTCATGATGATCAGTCATCATAAGAAACTGGAAGAAAAGCGGCCGCTGGAACATTCCATGGTGTATGGTGGGTCCTACTTTGTGAACTTTCTGGATAATCTGGTTCAAGTGGCCAACACCGGGCGACATAACCAGTTGAAAGTGTTCAAGATCACCAAGATCAGAACCGAGAACGAGTTCCATGAAGTGCCGCTTGGTATCTGGCTGCATACGGAAGATGAACAGCTATATTTTCAATATCGCAAGCCGCTGCCAAAGAATGAAGCATACTGGTATACAGATCCGGAAGAAAATACGGAAGAAAGAGTACTAAATGCGGTAGAGTCGGAAGGTGACAATTTTTCATACATGCAGTTTGCTGATGCGCTGGAAAAGACGCTGAAGATCACTAGTATGAAAAGTGTTTATAAGTGGCTGGATAAGCTGGAAAGCATGGGGTATATTACTAAAATCGAGCGGGGTCATTATGTGCGTTGCGCCAATGAGTTGGATGCATTTCTTAAATAACCGCATAGGTAAAAAAAGTAAAAAAAGTAAAAAAAGTAAAAAACTTTTTTACTTGGTAACGCAGTTTCGCACTAGTTGTCACGACAATCTTTTTTACTTTTTTTACTTTTTTTACTTTCTGGGGGTGTACGGTGCTTTTTTACCCAAGATGTCCATTAAGCCATAATGCGGATAAACAGTGCCAATTCGCGTATGATGGCGAAAATGGCATTGAATGCAAGTATATAATTGGCTGGTATCATAAGCTAAACATCAAGCATTTAGACCGCTGCTTTTTAAAAATAAAAAACCGTGACAGATTGGCGTGGCGGAACCGAATGATAAAAAAATTCGGCGAACCTCAAATATAAAATTCTTCAAGTCAAAAATATTAAAATCGGTGTCCGAGCATGATTTTGAGCCAAAAAATCATCAAATTTTGGTTTGCGGGTCACATTTTGTTACACTAAAAAAACCCAGCAAAAAAGCCGCAAGAAACCAGCAAAAAACCCGCAAAAAAAGCCGCAAAAAAAACACATCCAAACTAGGCACCAAAGCCGCAAAAAAGCCGCCGCATTCTACCGCTAGCGGCGCGGCCTGTATATTTTGCGCTGTGATTCCGGACCCAGGATCCGGACCTGGTCTATTTTAGCACCAAAAAACGCCGGTTTTATCGTCGGGCGGCACATATACCGCCGGCGTGAATTTTTTCTTATTTTAGGCTATTTACGGAATTTTTACGGAACAAAAAACCAGCTCTATATTTAAAGCCGGTTTATTTTGTGAATGCGGCGCGAATTCTGGCCGCGGCTGGTTATGTATGGGCAAAAAAAAACCCGCTCGAAAGCGGGCTTTTTTACGCTGTTTGTTTATTCATCCGGCCACAGCTTATGACTAGACCAGCACAGCCAAACAAAATAAGCTATGATAAGCAGCTCGCGGAATATGTCGCCGGGTGTCAAAGCTCGTTTTCTGCTTCAAAGTGTTCTATAGCTTTTATAATGTTATCTTTAGCGGCTGGCCAGCTGGGCGCTACCGTATAGATCATACTAAAAACGCTGTATAGAATACCGTTTACAATTGCCAAAATATCATAGCTTTCAAATTCTTTCAAGCTATGCAACCAGCAATTTGTTTTCATAATTACGTTATTATATTGCGCTGTAATGTTTTCAATTTGTGTTTTCATGTTCTAACCTTTTAATTTAAGTTTTTTAAGTACTGTATTTTTTGCGCGCTTAACTTGTTTTTTTGTTAATTGCGCGGCAAATGCTTCCGCAAGCTGTAGCGCTTCAATTGATTTTTTTTCTGTTGGTGCTGTTATAGCTAACTCTAAACCAATTAAAAGCGCTTCATAATTGTTTTTTGGTGTTTTCATGTCTCGCCCCTAATGAATTGGAATCAATATCTTAACGTCCTTAAAACGCTCTAAATTGCCGCATGCGTGCGGATTGTCTTTTATAAGTGTACACTCGCCGCAATATTTCGGGCATATAAAAACCTTACTGGCGTTTACCTTGCTCCGGATCTCGCGGCGGTCTTGTTTGGTCAATTTTTGGTTGTTCCAATTGTCCAAAGTTTTAGCGGATACGTTCACGGCTATAAAATCGCCGCGATATATGGCCATATTTCGCACATATGCGCCGGTCTTGGTGTGTTCATGTATTCCGCCACTAGACATGTTTAAAGCGTAGTTTTTCGGCCATATATAGCCGGTCTTGTCTAGCTCTTTAAACAGATGCAGGCTTTTACTGTATCCGTATGCATTTAAACGCGGGTATTTTTTGAGCGTATCCATCCAAAACCGGAGGACCTCTACACTGCTAAAGTCACCGTCCACATAAAGCCGCAGCGTGACCGCGCCAGATGTTTTTTCTAGAATGCGCTCTATGTCTGCGTGTATGATCTGGCGGAATACTAGGCCGCGCTCTAACAATGTGTTTTGCAATTGTCGCATAAATGCCGCCGGATACCGCCATGCTTTCACACTATAACACCAGCCCGCCAAAATACCTTTTATAAACTTCCAGCATGCACCGGCACCCGGGCAATTTATACCCGGGAGCGTACTCCAGCTAATAAATGGTAATTTGCTATTGCCTAGCGTGAACATCGTGAACGGCGGCGCTCCGGCCTTGCTGGCTGGTTTTAGCAGCCACTGCCAAAGCTTCGCGGCATTTTGTACCCAGCCGGGTTTGTTGATCTCGTGAGCTTTTACGGTAATTTGCTCTAGTGTTTTTAATACGCCGGCCGCGGTCAGGCCGTTACTGAAAAGCGCGCGCGCTAAAAATGCGCGGCTCATTGTTGTCTTTTGTTGTTTCATGATCTTACTCCGTGGTGTATTTTGTTATGTAAAAGCGTATTGTTTCCCAGCTCACGCCAATGTTCGCGTCATGAAAGTATAGTATCTCTGCTAAAATGTACTGACAGTCTTCGTCACTGAGTTTTTTGTTCATGTCTTCCGCGGCTTTTTGTACGTCCTTAATATGCCAAATAATGGCAATCTGATCATCATCCTGTTTTTTAAGCTGCTCATTCTGTTTTTTAAGCTGCTCATTTTCGCGCTGCAATTCAACGGCAGCGTCCGCAGCTTTGGCCATGTCTTGCAATACTGAATTCACATTGTCCGCCGGGATAGATCCGTTTAGGTTTGTTTTATTCCAACTGAGTTTAGTGTGTGATTCTATAATTGCAGTCATCCACGTTAACACGGTTCGCCACTTGGGCGCTTCTTGCTCTATTATTCGCATTTTATTATCCTTCTTTTTTTAGTTTGGTTAATTTGTTGATCTCTTCATCTATTGTTTGCTGGTCGTCAATAGTTGTAATGATCAGGCTATCAATGTCATCATAATATTCGTTGTTGTATTTTTGCTCTTCTATAACATCGAGCTTATCATAAGATCCGAATTCCACACCGTACCCGCTGCCATCATAATCAATAGCCAGTACATAATACTGTCTTGCATTGCTTAGCTCGTGGAATCTTACTAGACCCGTGGCGAGTCTTTTCATGAACTCGCCGCTGGTTTTTGCAATTTGTCCGCCAAGATCATTTTGGAACCGTCGAAAGTTTTCGTTGATATAGCTCTTCCTAACGTCGTTGTATTCCATGTCTAGACATAGCTCTCCGAACTCTTGGCCGTTCATCATACACCAGCCGTCACGCAAAATATAGAGAGCTTGCTCCATCTGCTCGGGTGTTAAAGCATTGTTTTTTTTATTGTTATGTGTCATTTTGTTATCCTTCTGCGGCTTCTGCCGCTGTTGTTTTGTATATAATATGTGTAGTGTAGCTATTTTGTAGCTTATTGTCAACACTCAATAAATGATGAACCCGGCCGCGAGTGAGTTCAAAATATAGCCGGCGGTCAATGCATAATATCCGGCCAGATCTCCACAATTTTACACAGTCATTCGCGGCACCGTCGAAGGACACCCGGATAAATAGTCCGGTGTCACGAAATGATACGGCAACACCAAGGCTGGAAATTGGCTGACTTGGTATTGTCTCTCTAAATTTTTTTTACCCTTTTTTGTCAACACTTTGCATGTGTAGCTTATGTCGCTTTATGGATAAAGAATGGCATAATCTATCGGATGCGGATGCCACTTTATTAGAAGATGCTATAATACAAAGTGAAGAATTCGCTGAAAAGCTTGCGATCTTTCGTAGTGGACTCATTCCGCCAGAACAACGCTGGCTCCAGCTCAACGCCCACGAGATCTACGACAAACTAAGCATGCGTGAATTAGAAGTGTTTAAAATGCGCACATTAAAGCACACCTTTCCAGTAATTGCAGAAGCCTTGGATATCAGCGTATCCAGTGCAAAGACATACTGGCGGCGTTGCCTTGCAAAGTGTAGCAAAGCATTCATGTCAACCAATGAGGTAAGTAGTGATGGGTAAAAAAATTGACATCGATGGTAAAAAGGTACGCATGCTGGCCAGTTTCGGCTGTACCTACATGGACATTGGCAAATACTACCAGTGCAACGAAAGCGTCATTAGAAAACGCTTTAAACCAGAATATGAAGCTGGCCAAGAAGAATTAAAATTATCTCTGCGCAAGAACCTTATAAAAATGAGCCTAGAAGAGCAGAATACAGCTGCATCTATCTTTTTAGCAAAGAATTACCTCGGCATGTCCGACAAAACTGCGATCGACCTTACTGGAAACATTGAAAGCGTACTAAAAGAGTGCGGTTTCGAGGACAACCCAATTGATCAAGCAAATACTGAACCGCGAGAAGCTCTGGAAGCTCTTGGGATATCAGCCGACACCACACCAACAGGCCATACATAATTCCAAGGCGCGGTTTCGCGTCTGCAACATGGGTCGGAGATCTGGCAAGAGCTGGATGGCCGCACACGAGATCATTCCATGGCTACTAACACCAAACACACGCGGTTGGATCGTAGCGCCAAATTATAATCTTGGTCAAAAGGTTGCTCGTGAAGTAAAGCGTATCATCATTCGCGAATTAAAGCTACCAGTAGAATCCAAGAAAGAAATTAGTGGCGATCTATACTTCATGCGCCTATCCGGACTTAACTCAGAAATAGCGGTACGTTCCGCGGACTCCCCGGAAAGTCTTATAGGAGAAGGTATAGATTATTTAGTAATAGACGAAATGGCGCTCATATCAAAACAAGTATATGAGATGTTCTTACGACCAACACTAGCAGATAGGCAAGGCTGGGCGTTATTTTGCTCTACTCCGCGTGGATTCAATTATTTTGAGCAACTCTACCGCTATGGGCAAGATAAAAAGCACCCAGATTGGGA